CTGTGACTTGGTCGAACGTTACTGATGCAGTTGTCGAAACATCCTGTCCAATCGAGACAGATGCAGTAGAACCTTCGCCTGGGGTGTGGTTAATTGTTACCCCAGTGCCTCCAGCAAGGTCGACCAAATAGTTTCCGGTTGTGTCTGTTCCAAGTGTGATTGAGTCAGGGTTTGATGTGACAGAGATGTTGATGTTTGAAGAACCATCAAACGATGCAGAACCAGTAACATCGCCGCTAAGTTCGATGATTCGCGCTGTTTCTAGCGTGGTTGCAGTATCTGCATTGCCAGTCAAATCACCGACAACATTTCCTGTTACGGAAGCAGATACATGGGCAAACGTGACTGATGCAGTAGTGGACACGTTTTGGCCAATTGCAATCGTCGGAGTTGCGGCTTCGCCGGAATTGTTTGTAAGACTTACGCCGGTCCCGGCGACCAAAGACTCAACATAGGAGCCGATTGTGTCGGTTGAGAGATTTACCGCGTCATTAACCCAAGCCGTGCCATTCCATCGAAGGAAGTCACCATTCGCTGCGGATGTAATTGTGACGTCAGCAAGGTCATTTAGGCTTGAGCCAGTGAGGTTCCCATTGAAGTAGGGCAGGGAGTTATAAGCAGTTGTCCCATCACCAATCTTGAACTTATTAGTGTCGGTCTCAAGACCGATTTCGCCAGCATAAAGAACCGGGTTATTGCTAGTCCACGAGGAGGCAGTGGCGCGCTTTAGTTGGATTCTTGCTCCAGCCATTACAGTGTTCCTCCATCAAAACCGACCAATACGTAATTTGTTACTTCTGCTTCGTGAATCTCAGGCGAAAGAATACCACCATCTACGTCTCCAGATAACAAACCTGCACCGCCAACTTCTTGCCAAGCAGAGTTTGACCTGAAATAAAATTTGTCGTTGGTTGTGTCAACCGCAAGCGCACCATCTGGCAGCGAAGAAACTGGAGCGCCAAGAGATGTGACTGTGACCAACCCAAGAGCGGCCTGGAATACGTCATCTGTATAGAGAGTATTTGCACTTAAGCGGTATAGGTTCGTATCGCCAGCGGCTGAACCAGAAGACCATGTGACCCGTCCGCCAGCATCAATGCGTATCCTCGCATGTGCATCAAGATTTACGCGCGTTGAGAATGATTCGTCGCTTGGACTAGAAAACTCAATCCCGCGTAATGGAGTGCCTACAAATCGTGTCATATGAATACAGCCTCAACTGTCTTCTGGTTGGTGCGTGCCCCTCGGGGCACTATGGCTTTTACTAGCCAGTAACGACGACTGTAAAGGCGTTCGAAGACGGGGCAACAGAGAACGACACCGTTACGGAGTCGGTAGTTGTCCGTACGACGTCAGCAATAACCGTGTCATAACTGGACGAATCGTATACCTGCACAAGAACAGCACGCGTGCCGAAGTTGTGAGTTACCGTAAACGAAGTGGATACACCGTCACCAACAACTTTGTTTGCGACACGCGCAAGTGTTGGGGTGCTTGTATTGGCGCCGCTTGGCGATGTGTAGGCAAGATTGTCTCGGGCTGCAGACTCTGTCGTCGCCCCAGTACCACCTTGGTCAACCGGAAGTGTTCCAGTCGTATCATCAGAGCCTTGACCGAGGTCGATTGCGTTACGACTAAGTACGCCAGCGGAGAATGTAAGGCCGTCTCCTGCAACTGATGCGCTAAGGGCAAGACCATCTGTTGTAGTAACAAGACCTGTGTAGTTGGGGTCAATCTTGATTTGCAGGTCATCTGAAGAAATTTCAAGACCGCCAGCGGCTGCGGTGTTTACAGAGAGAACACCAGCAGATGCAGAAAGACCCGAGCCCGCTGCTCCGCTTGCGATTCTCAGGGCATCAGCGCTTACCTCAATGCTGACGTTGTCGACGTTTACGTTAAGTGTTTCGCCATCCTTGGACAGGGCATCACCGGCGACAATTTGGCCAGCGCCAGAGAATTGCGCCCAGTTAATTGCCGTTGAGCCAACAGTGATTGAGCCATCAGTAATGACAACCCAGCCACTATCGGCGTTATCGGTACCCTCTTCAACAAATGTAAACGCACCAGCAGAGACTTCGTCGCTTGAATCAAAGTCTGTTGCCCTAACGGCAGCGCCGCTTGCTTGAACAACATAGATGCCGTTTTCTGATGCAGTGCTCTGGTCTTTTACGAGAACGCGGTCACCAGCAACAAGCGTTTCTCCGTCAATGGTATCGCCTGCTTCAAGTTGGTTGGCGATTGTTACGGGACCAGTGGTCGCAACACGAACAGATTGCTTGACATCAAGACCACTTCGTGCCGCATCTACGTATCCCTTTGTTGCTACGTGTGCAGAATCGGTTGGAGTAGCAGCCTTGAAGTTCCCGCTTCCATCCCTAATAACCAACTTCCCAGCAGTCGCGTCAGCGGTAGCGTCATCGAGTTTTGTCTTGTCCTGATAGGACATAACGCCATGGGCTGATGTTGTAGCAAGATTTGGCGTAAGAGTAATTGCACCATTGGACTCGGTAACTGTAAGGGCTGCAGAAGCGCTACCTGCTTCAGTGACCGAAATTAGAGCCTTTTTCCAAGATGTACCATCGAAATATTTGATGGTCTTCTCGGTCGAGTTATAGATAAGTCGACCCTCGAAGTTGTTCGTCGAGGGGTCAGACGCGACGACCTGAAACTTACCGTTCTGGAGTTCGTTCTGATTAAGATTTAAGTTCGTTACGAATTTCATGCCGGTCTACCTCCAGACTCCTCCTATGAAAGATACGCCTTTCCAGCGAAAGAGTGTGAGAAGGTCACCGTTAGGGCATTTTCTGACACGTATGTGACTTCTCCTACCACTTTGCTGAGGGCAGTATCAACGATGCTGACATTTGGGTAAAAACGCATATTGTGTGTGATATTCCACGTATTCGATGCCGCTGGTTGGTCGTGGACATACCGAGACCGAGACCTAACTTCTTCGATTGCATCTTGAACGTTTGTCGATGTGATTTCGCTAGTCGGTGCAAATGTCAAATTCTCTGCAATTCCAGCATCTGAAAAAGCATCATTGACATATTCAACAGTCGCATAGTTTTCCTGCACGACTGGAGCAATATTTGGAGCAAGGTCTGCTACGTCAACACTTCCAAGAATTGCATCTTTGTCAATTGAAATAAAGTATTTATTCAGCGCACATCCAGAAATTCGTTCAGTTACTTCGTACGTAACTCCTAGTGGTTCTGTAGCCGTATCATTTGTTGCATAGAGTTCAACCTCAAATTCGCCATTTTCATCAAGTGTGGCCGTAATCAAAGATGGAGCAACCGTCAGATTAAACTGCGGCTGCCGCATTGGTGCAGTAAGGAGGAATGTGACTCGACCGGCCTGCGGGTCTCCAGTACCACTCTCAAGATAGGTGCCGGTAACGGTGATTGTTGTAAATGCCATTATTGCGCCTTTTGTATGACGTTGAGGGTTACTGCGTGCAAAATAGTATCATCCTCGGCACTAAATGACCTTGATATATCCGTAACTCTGACCCTATAGATAAACTGGTCCGCTGCTAATGCTGCGTTATCTAGTGCGGAAACAATTTCATTAACAATGCTTGTGTTTTCTGATTGCCGCAGTTGCCAAAGGCTTACCTGAACCAAGCGGGTGCGAGCAAGAACAACTTGGTCTCCAATCAGTGCCGGAGTGTTTGATAATTCATCAAAGATTGTGATGTATGGATATGCGGTTTCAGGAGGGGCAATGTCCCTGTATATGCGTGTTCCAACACCAGTTATGGTGTCGTTAACCAACACGGTCCGAATGGCGCCACCTATGGATGACATCACATATCCATATCTATAACTACTGTTGTTGCTTTGGCTCCACTTAATGATTTTCTATACGCAGTTACAAGATGGTCAACAACTATCAGTGGAGCCATATCGCGCACTTGTTTTTTGGCCGGTCTCAAAAATGGACGTGGCTGTATTTTGGTTGTTCCAAATTCAAGGTCTGCAGCAAATGGAGCCGTACTTCCGAATTCTGCAGTAGCCGGATTTCTTTTGGGACCGGAAGTAACTCTTGAATATATGCTTGGCTCAAGGTCTTCTCCTTTTACCGCAGCGGGCGGATTCCCCGGATGCGATGACATTCGTTCAACGCCCTTTTTATAATATTTTTTATATGAACCTTTGTAAATAATCGATTTTCTTACTTCTTTTTCTCCAAGTTTTGACAAATCACGAGCGGCATCGCGCATCGCCCATGCGCCTCGGAGTAGCGCATGCTTTATGCGCTTGTCAACATCTTTAAGCACATCATAAAATCCGCTTTTTGTGTATTTTTTAGCCCTGGCCATATTAACGAAGCGTCCTTCTGCATACAGCACGAATGTGTGTCTTGGTATACATCAGTTCGTCTATTTCATATGTCCCATTTAGAACTTGATGAACATTCGTAATAACAATTTGGTCACCATATGTAACGCTTGCGCTCAAAGGCAATCTGCACACAATATTTCTTTCTTCGCTTAACTGACCGACGGTTGTCTCATTTATTTCGTCAGATGCTTTTTGATGGATTGAGCCATATACGGTTGTATCTGAGCCAGTGCTATTCCAAATTCCCTCTGCTTCATTCGCATATCCAGCGACCATGTTGCGAATTACTATTGCCGTGCTTGCTCCCCGCATATCACACGATTACCCTTCGCTTAAATCTTTTGACTGAGTTGAGTTCGCGCTCAGTGAATCCACCTTCTCCGCCGTCAGCAAAAATATAATCCGTTCCTTCAACGTTTAGTCGCGAAAGGCCTTGTGCGTCTATGAGGAATTTGCTCATTTCGCGTGCTGATGCCGTGTATAGAACGCGCTCTAAGGCCACTGTGTCAACAGATGACATTCCTGCCGTATATGTGACGAGTGCTTGGTTTCCAGTCCCTGCAATTCTGATGTTGTCTATGCCCCATGGGAAGATGTCGAAGTCTGCAATGTTCTGCTCTTCTTCCTCGCCTGGCATTCCAACATAAAAAGATGTAACACTCTGGACCGGCGCATGGCGAAGAAATATCTGACGCTGACCTGGAACTAACTTATGTTCCTCATCTGCATATGCCCTAGCGCCAAGGGGTCGGTTGAGAAAGTACTCAAGTTCGGCTTCTAGAGATGCAAGAATCGACATGGCTGCATCTTGCTGGGCTGCAGTGAATGTTTTCCCCATGAATATTTCTAGGTCGTCATAGGTGAGAATGGCCATAGAGCCGATAATACACCAGACGTCAAAATTATTTTATTTGGCTACTCTTCCGCCCCGCATACCCAGAATATGTTCTTGTACGAGAAAACCCCGTAATCTCCGTCGCCGAGGTCGAGCATAAAACCCATCTCCTCTGCATTAATCCTTATGTCCACTTTGTCAACGTAACCAAAGCACGAATGCATGATGATGTTGTCATCGTCGAGTATTTCCCAGCCGTAACGAACCTCAATCCGCTTGTCTAGGTCATAAGCGCTGCGAATCATGCCTGTTGTGGCAACTCTTGAAATTAGGCTTTCATATGGGTTTTCTGGATTGAAGTCATCCCTGTCCATAAACATCTTTAGGATTGCTGTTTTTATCAGAGCATAGGCGTGGGGGTGCGACCAAGCCCCAGAGAAGTCCATGTCCAGCGACTCTTTGTCGTCCGGCTCTTGCACGGGATTACTTAGTTTCGATGTTTGCAAACGAAGCGACTGAGATTGGGAGGACCTTGTATTTCTTTGCTTCTTCCACCGTCAATCGGTCGCCCTTGCTGTGAACTCGTACAGCAATGCCGTTACGTGTCTCAAAAATATCTCGTGGTGCAATTACGTGTGTCATGACTACATCATAACGCATCGTCGTATAAAAACGTAAGGCCCGGGGTTTCCCCCGGGCCAGACGCTTTCAGCGTTCGTGCTGATTACGGAGCGGCGTCGAATTCGACTTCAACGAACGACTCGGGGCGCTTCACGGCGAGAGCAAGGCGCTCTTCGGCCAGAATCGCCACGGCGTTCCGGATGAAGAAGTCGCTGTGCTGCTCGGCAACGCGGATTGTGCCCTCCATGCGGTCGTACAGCGTGGCGCCGATACCGAACGCACCAACGAGAGCGTAGCCCTCGGTGATGGCCGGAGTGGCAACCATCGGCAGACGCCAGAGGCGGGCCTCAGCACCCATCGACACCGACATGACCATCAGGTGACGGCTCTCGCCATCCTTGGTCAGTTCGAGGTCTTCCATGTCGTTCGGGTGAACGACGATGCCCGTCGGCTCGTAGTAGGCGAGCAGCGACTTGGTGATTGCACGACGGATTGCGTCGATGCGGGTGTCACCAGTGACGCCATCGCTCCACGCGCTTGTCTGGATGCCCGATGTCTCACGGACGCCGGTCAGGTTCGAGCCTGTTCCGTCACCGTTCAAAATCTGGTCATCCTCGACGAGGCGAAGGCCGTAGAGCAACTCGTTGTCGATGATGCCACGCAGGGTGGGCTCATCGTCAAGGACGTTGCGGTGGGCAACTTCGTAGTGGGCAATCGTACGGACCGGAGCCTGCACGCCGACAACGGTCATCGAAGACTGCGGCTTAGCGGCGAAC